CTAGCCGAATGGTGTCGCCTGCCTGGGAAGGTCGAGCGAAGCACTGTGCATCGGTGGATGGATAAGGATGAAGTGTTCGCGCAACGCCTCGCGCGCGCGCGTGACAAGGGAATGGAGGTGATGCTTGAGCAGTGTGGGCAACTGGCCGACATTCAGCCAGTTGACAACGTTGAAGTGCAATGGCGCAAGCTGCAGATTGAAACCAGGCTGAAGCTGTTGGCCATTTACAATCCGAAGCGGTACGGCCCCAAGGCCCAGGTCGATCACGGCGGAGGCATCAGCATCAACGTGACCACGGGCGTTCCGCAGCAGTGAGTGTGCAGCAGATCAACCTGGGGTACGCGCCGCGCGACTGGCAGCGGCAGTGCCATCTGCAACGCAAGCGCTTCACTGTGTTGACTCTGCATCGCCGGGCCGGCAAGACAGAGCTTGCCATCATGGAGCTGATCGACAAAGCGTTGCAGTTCAAAAAAGACTTGGGGCTGTTCTTTTACATCGCGCCGTTCTTGAAGCAGGCCAAGGCCATTGCGTGGGCTAGGTTGAAGCAGAAGACCATGCCGCTGCTGATCGTCGGAGCAATCGACGTGAACGAGGCTGACCTGTCAATCACGTTCAAGCACAACGGCGCGGTCATTCGCATCTTCGGCGGCGACAACCCAGACGCCATGCGTGGCGTGCGCCTGGACGGATGCGTCATTGACGAGGTCGCGCAGATCAAACCCGAGGTTTGGAACGACATCATTCAGCCGGCGCTTTCCGACCGCCAGGGCTGGGCCATGTTCATTGGCACGCCGTCGGGAATCAACCTGTTCAGCGAGATTTACTACCGCGCGCAGACGCTGCCCGACTGGCACGCCGCGTTGTACACGGTCTACGACACGCACGCGCTAGAAGCCGACGAGGTCGAGCGCTTGAAGCGCGACATGCCAGAGACTGCGTTCATGCGTGAGTACATGTGCGACTTCAGCGCGGCTGGCGACGATCAGCTGATCAGCCTGTCCGACGCCGACGCCGCATCGCGCCGCGTGTACACCGAGAAGGAAACGCTAGATATGCCGCGCGTGCTTGGCGTCGATCCGGCCAGGTTTGGCGATGACCGCAGCGTAATTGTGAAGCGCCAAGGTTTGCAAGCGTTTGAGCCGCTGGTGTATCGCGGCATCGACAACATGGCCCTGGCCGCGCGCGTGGCCGCCGTCATCGAAGAATGGGATCCTGATGCCGTGTTTATCGACGCCGGCGCCGGCAGCGGTGTGATCGACCGCCTGCGCCAGTTGGATTACGACGTGATCGAAGTGCCATTCGGCGGCAAGGCCATCGCCGAACGCAATTTCGTGAACCGCCGAACGGAAATGTGGTGGGCCATGCGCGAATGGATCACCTCGGGCGGCGCGATCCCCCACGATCCAGGCTTGCGGCAAGAACTGTCAACGCCCGTGTACTGGTACGACGCCAATGGCCGGCGCGTGCTTGAGTCCAAGGACGAGATCAAGAAGCGACTTCAGGGCGGCGCATCGCCCGACATCGCCGACGCGCTATGCCTGACGTTTGCGTACCCAGTCAAGCAGCGCCTGCCGATTGAGATCCGCGAGCGTGTCAAGCCTGGACACAAGCGCGACCACGACCCGTATTCATCGATGTGAGGTATCCGTAATTGATGTCAACAGGAATAGAGTTCGCGCATGGTTCGTGATGCAACCGCAGCGGATTTGGATGCCATCGCCGATATGGGGGTGAAGTTTTCTGCATACACCGCATATGCGAAGCACATGACACCAACAAAGGAAGAGTTGCTAGCCGCATTTCAAACCCTACTGTCTGTTGGAAAGATCTTCGTTGCCGACATTGATGGCAAGGTTGTTGGGTTCATTGGCTGCCTGATTCATTCGTCCTGGTTCTCTCCAACTACTCGCATAGCAATGGAGATGGCGTGGTGGATGAACGAAGAGCATCGCGGCGGCGTACCGGCCATTCGATTGGTCAAAGCGTATGAGAGTTGGGCAACATCGATGGGCGCGTCGTTCATTTGCATGTCAGACCTGGTCATCGATGGCAACCCTAGTATTGGAAACATGCTTGGTCGATTGGGATACACAATGACCGAGCGCACGCACATGAAAGGAATAGAACAATGATCATGCTTGGATTTGTTGCTTCAACCATCGGAGCGATTGCGGCAATCACTATGGCGGCGGCAGCAGTTGCCGGAACGGGCTTGTCTATTGCGCAAGCTCAATCGGGCAAGAAGGCGCAGGACAAGGCCATGCAGCAGCAGAAGCAGGCGCAGGATCAGGCTGCACAGCAGGCCGCGTCGCAGGCGCGCAGAAGTGAATACGCAGCCAATCAGGCCAACCGCAAGACGCCAGACATGAACGCCATCATGCAGTCCGCATCGCAGGCTGCTAGTGGCGGCGCGTCCGGAACCATGCTGACTGGCCCGGGCGGCGTTGATCCCAATTCCCTTTCGCTCGGCAAGACTTCTCTTCTCGGTAGCTAACCCATGAGTCAACACACTGGTGACGCACAGTCGTATCCCAACGCCCCACGGCGTGACCAGTTGTTTACCCGCTGGGGTCAGCTGAAGACCGAGCGCGCAAGCTGGTGGGCGCATTGGCAGGAGATCACAAACTTCCTGCTGCCCCGCAACGGTCGCTTTTACCGCCAGGATCGCGACAAGGGTTGGCGCCGTCACAACAACATCTACGACAACACCGGCACGCGCGCCCTTCGCACGCTCGGCGCCGGCATGATGGCTGGTGCAACGTCGCCGGCACGCCCGTGGTTCAGGCTTGCCACCGCCGACCCAGGGCTGAATGCGTATCAGCCAGTCAAGGAATGGCTTGACGATGTGACGAAGCGAATGCAGACGGTGTTTCAACGCAGCAACACCTATCGCACGCTGCACCAAATGTACGAGGAGCTTGGCGCATTTGGCACTGGCGTGTCGATTCTGCTGCCTGATCAGAAGAATGTGGTGCATCACTACCCGGTGACCTGCGGCGAGTATTGCATTGCACAGGATTATCAGGGTCGAATTTGCACCCTGTACCGCGAGTTTGAAAAGACGGTCGGCGAGATGGTGAAGGAGTTTGGTTACGCGAACTGCTCCAACACCGTCAAGAACATGTACGACCGCCACAACCTTGATCAGTGGATCCCCATCATCCACGCCATTGAGCCGCGTGCGGATCGTGACATCAAGAAGCGCGACAACAAGAACATGCCGTTTGCGTCGTACTACTTTGAGGTGGGCGGCGACCCTGGCAAGATGCTGCGCGAAGGTGGGTTCAAGCAGTTCCCGTGCCTGGTGCCGCGCTGGGCGATTGCCGGCGGCGACATCTACGGCAACAGTCCTGGCATGGAGGCGCTTGGAGACATCAAGCAGTTGCAGCATGAGCAGCTGCGCAAGGCCCAGGTCATCGACTACCAGACCAAGCCGCCGCTCCAGGTTCCGATTTCGATGAAGAACCGCGACGTGGAAACGCTGCCAGGCGGCATCACGTTTGTCGATGGTCAGGCGCAGCCGATCAAGACCGCGTTTGAGGTGAACCTCAACATCCAGCACTTGCTGATGGACATTCAGGACGTTCGCGAGCGTGTGCGCGGTTCGTTCTACGCCGATCTTTTCCTCATGCTCGCCAATGCCGCCGACACACGAATGACAGCAACCGAAGTGGCTGAACGGCATGAGGAAAAGCTTCTGATGCTCGGCCCAGTGCTTGAACGCCTGCACAACGAGCTGCTCGACCCGCTGATCGACATCACCTTCACCCGCATGGTTGAGGCCGGCGCCGTGCCGCCTGCGCCGCCGGAGTTGCAGGGCATGGATCTGTCGGTTGAGTTCGTGTCAATGCTTGCCCAGGCGCAGCGCGCAATCGGCACCAACAGCATCGACCGATTCGTTGGCAACCTGGGTGCCGTTGCGCAGTTCAAGCCTGATGTGCTGGACAAGTTCGACGCTGACCAGTGGGCGGACATGTACAGTGACATGCTTGGCGTGGATCCGACGCTGATCGTCGCCGACAAGAACGTCGCGATGATTCGTCAAGCCCGCAACCAGGCCATGGCTGCAAAGGAGCAGGCCGCCGCGATGCAGCAGCAGTCGCAGACCGCGAAGAACTTGGCACAGGCACCAACTGGTGGCGGGCAACAGAACGCGTTGTCTGACATCATGAACATGTTCTCGGGATACAACTCGCCTTCACCTATTGAGGTGTAACGATGGCTCGACTTCCGGCTAAACCAAAGAAACCCAAAGCCAGCAAGGCCACGGGCGAGATTGTCGTACCTGGCATCAAGAGATACCCCGAACGCAAGCGCAAATGGGACATCGAACATCACGGCGCCAACATCCATGTAATCAAGGTCAAGCG